TTTCTATTTGATGTCACACCGACTAAATTCTGTGGGTGTAACGCAAAATTCCTAATATTCCTTGCAGCATTAATGTCTCTGTCGTGATATACACCACATTCCGGACAAGTCCATTCTCTAACATTGAGGTTTTTAATCTCCTTGTTCTGATAACCACAATTTGAGCATATTTGGCTTGATGGTTCAAACCGGCCGATGAATATAATATTCTTTCCATACCATTCCGCCTTGTATGTGAGTTGTCTTACAAACTCATTCCAAGCAGCGGATTGAATACTATTTGCAAGATGGTGGTTCTTAACCATTCCGGAAACATTCAAATCCTCCAAGCAGATTGTATCAAACCGGTTAATGAGGTCTGTGGATAACTTATGCAGAAAGTCACTGCGTCTGTTCGCAATTTTCCGGTGTTGCCTTGCAACTTTCGACCTCATTGCTTCGTGACGTTTTGATGTTTTCTGTGTTCTTGCGAATTTCTGTTGCAGTCTTTTTAGTTTCCTTTGTCCTTTCTCAAGGAATTTTGGGTTTCCGTACTTTGTGCCATCTGAAAGAATTGCATAGTCCTTAATGCCCAAGTCAATACCCACTGCCATTTCCTCACAGACTTTGGCTTTCGGTCTGTTAGGTTCTGCTGATTGGCAGACTATGGTACACCAATATGTTCCGGTGCAATCCCTTGTAATGGTCAATGTCCCAAGTTTCCAGATACTTTGGTCAAATTCTTTGTTTTTGCATATTTTAACCCATCCAATCCTCGGTACTTTCACCATCCATTTGTCAAAATTAAAATGTACAGAGTCAATAAATTTAATTGCGTCATGTCTGTCTTTTTTGGACTTATACTTTGGAAAACCTTTCTTTTCACGGAAGAAACGTGTAAAGGCATTGTCAAGGTTTCTAAGTGATTGTTGCAAACACACATTTGCCACATCATTAAGCCACAGATGTTCCGGGTCTTTTTTAAGAATGGTTAATTCTTTTGCGAGTTGTATATATCCGATGGATTTCTTATCTTTCTCATAGGTCTGTACTTTTTGATTAAGTCCCCAGTTATATATGTACCTTGCACAGCCAAAGGCTTGTGAAAGCATTTGTCTTTGTTTGTACGTTGGTGTCATTTTATATTTGAAGGCTTTAATCATTTTGTATTTTCCTATCTTAATCTATATATAAATAGAGTGTTAAATAGAAAAATATCAAGTTCTATTCAATTTTTTTTTTAAAATAATTTTTTCTTAAGTCAACAGGTATATCGTTCCCATTTATTATCTGTTTTTCTCATTTGTAGGTAAATTATGTATTACCTACCAGTGTTGTATTTGAAATTTATCCATATTAAGTGAAGTGTTCTTTAACGTCATTTACAATATCAAATTCGAGCATATCCCTATGATATGTTTCCTCGATGTCGTATTTTACTTTAATATCAATGTAGTATCTTGATGGGATTAAGTCATTAGTATTGATGAAAAAATAGTTAGAATTATATCCTCTTTCTACTTTTGAATACTCAATGACATCTATTTCTTTTTCACCTTGCATTGTATAAAGGCGGTATTCAATACCATCGACTGCATATAATTGGTCTGTAGTATATGGTATTTTACAGTCAACAGATACTTTTCTTATATCACCACGTCTTATTTTTTCAAGGTTATTGATACCATAGACATAAGGTTGGAATTTTACTTTTTCTGATGTCTCAGATGGCAACCCGAATGTGAAATATCCTTGCGGTACTTTTGTCACGAAATTAAGTTCAACGTCCGGAATCTCACGTCCTTTGTATTTAATATTTTTCCATGTATCATAATACATTGTATCAGGTTCATATTCATCTGATGACATATTAATATCAATGTAATATACACCCTTTGTGGCTTGTTTTGCTTCGATTTCAGAGCCGTTTATCTCACAGATGGGTAATTCATCCAAATTGACTGTATTACCGCCAACAGAGGCGTAAAAATACAATTTATTGTTTTTATCAAGATAGAAATCAACACGGTCATCATCAATTATCTCATCATATGTTGTTTCGATATATGGCTCATAGAACGTATTAGTATGCTGTGTGAAGAATCCGACATATTGAGATATATCTGTTTTTGTTGATTCAAATGCTGGTGAAAAGGCAATACCAATACCATAGTTACATAATTCACCGGTAATGAATTTATTGAATGTATCAGTTATATCGAATACGATAGATTCATTACCAATATCAAAATGTTGATATCCAATAATTACTTTTGACAAATTACCGTTTTTGGATGTGAACAAATCAACTTCATTTGAAAGTCTCTCTATACTATAGATACCATCTTCACCCCATCTGCAATAATTACGGAACTGATACCAGTTACATCCATCTTTTGATACAGAACGATGACCTCTATCATACATATCATTGGCATAGTCAAATCCTCTTCCTGAATCCCATGCGTTTGGAATCAAGAAGAAAATCAAATCAAAAGAAATAGCACGTTTTTTATGATATTGATATTCGCTATCCAATGTTGGACAATTGATGTTCTTATCTTTTACAGAAGAAGCATTTGTCATGTGCAATACATGTTTTAATTTAGAAATATCCGGATATATTTTATCTTCCACCATTTGTTTTACTTTATTATGGTTGAAATAAATCATGCCACGTGTAAGCATTTTACCATAGTTCAATTCCATGACCGGATTTAAACCTGTATTGCTTGCGTTATCTTTTATTATCGTATTACTTTTACTGATAAAAGTTTTTGTATTTATTGCCATTGTATATTGTTGTCTATATGTATATAAATAGATTAAAAAATCCGATTAATTACTTAATCGGATTAGTTTATTCTGATTGAATTTGAAAGCATTTCATCAAGGTTAGTCGATAGTATCTTTTCATCCGGTTCTGTAAAACATGGTTTATCCATTGAGAAAGGATGTGTATGATTTCTGAATACCTGTATTAACTGTTTAAGGAAATTAACCAACTCATCACCATAAGGTAACTGATGCGCATTTTCAAATATTTTCTTCATTTCATCCTCTGTAATCAAACTTTCCGGGTCTGTAAGATTGAAATAGGTTTTTGAATCATGCGATAAAAGATTAATACGGTCAGCAACAACATTTATTACACTTGAAATATCATTGTTCTTATGGTCTTTCATCCGTTTATATTTCATCTGAATATAACCCAAATCCACTTTGTTGAATTTAAGACAATCCTCCTTGAATGCTAATGAATTTTGTTTGAAACCACATCTTAATCTTAACTCAGATGGTTTAAGTATAACATCAGAATTTCCACGTCCTTGTATTGCGATGTCTTCTCTATTCGGCAATGTGCCATAATTATCAGGATTAAGACTTGGTGCTGGTAATGGTTTTGCAATTTGATTTCCTCTTAAAAGACTTTGAGCTGAATAATTGTAGGCATCAAAATCCATTTTCTGAGGTTGTGATATTACCGGTCCGAAAAAGAAACGATTGCCTTGACTGTCACCAATACTTTGAAGAAATACAAGAACCATTTCATCATTTTTCGGATTCACATGCATGAATTTCGGTAATAGTGGGAAAACATAAGGAAGTTCACTTACAGGTGTGGTTTTATCATCAAGATATGGTATTCTTACCTTGATTCTAAGTCCTTCGCTATCATCTATTACAGATAATACACGGCACATATAAATTAAGTTATTATTACCATCCATTAGTTATTTCCCTCTCTTTTGTTTAGCACTTTATCTATCTCGGCATTTTCCTTCTGCAATGCAAGCATCTTAGCGTATGCCTTTGCAATTACAGTTTTTTGATTCTCAAAGTCATTAAGGATGTTTCTCTTTTTTTCCTTGAGTTCATCGTTGGTCATCATTCCAATATTTTCCATATCTCTATTACTCTATAATACCTAATGTTTTACCTATCATAGTATTTACTGATGTAACAACAACAGGACCACCGGCATTTGCTCCTGCTCCTGTTGACATTACACTTCCGGGTTCTATAACGCAAGTGACTCTTGCATTATCTTTGAATTCCTTAACTATTTCCTCGCTCATTATTCGGACAAACCCGTTGATTTTATTTGGTGAGCCATCAGCATTGACACCAGTTTCTATGCCGGCTTCCGGTAAACGTCTGATAATTGCACTTGTTAAAGCAATTGCTGATAAACCGGGTCTTGTATATAATTCACAAATAAGAAGCAATGGTGGTATCGACTTCAATGCGGGTCTGATACCGGTAAACGCTTTTTCTATACCTTGTGCTATACTTGTAATCCAACTCATTGCATAATACTAATTAATTTTTTATATTTAATTTCATCAGTATCATTATAATTAATATATACTATTGAGATGTTATTTTCATTACATAATTTTAATTTATTTTTGTCACGTTTCAATATATCTTTAAATTGTTTTTCAGCATATTCTATTCCTCTATTACCAAAATCTACCGGTATAAAATGTTGTTCGCCTTGACATTCAATAGCAATTTTAGTATCTGGAAAATAAAAATCAAGATATTGATGCGTACCATTATCGGTTTTTAGCCATTCAAAAGTATGTTGTTCTAATGGTTCAATGTTTTTTTCTTTGAAAAAATTACGGACATTTTTTTCTAATTTACTTTCATTACAATATTTACAACCTTTCCCATTTAAATGGTCATATGGCATCTGCCAAAATTCACGACAGCATCTATTACAAATTATACAAACCTTTATATGTGAATTAATATATTCAACTTTTGAATAATCGTATCTGTCGCCCCATATTTGTTTTGCTTTTTCTATCCATTTTTCTGTAGTATATATTGTTGTACTATTTCGTCTTAATTCATAGCACTTTTTGCATCCATGACCATTTAATAAAGAATTTGGTATTATCCAGAATTCCCCATGTTCAATCCCATTTTTGTCTTTTTCGTGACATATTACTCTTATTTTGGTTTTGCTGTTAACATAAACAGCATCAGCCGGTATTTCATATTTATTACCAAATTTTTTATAAAATTTATCACGAAAATCATCAAGTGTAGTATGACGGCATAATGATGCAAAATTATTTTTAATGCAATATGGACAGTTTTGTCCATTTAAATGATTATTTGGTTTCATCCAAAACTCATGTCTGCATTGTTTACATATTATACATACTTTTGTTTTACTATTAATATATTTAACTTTTGAATAATCATACTTATCACCATGAATTTCTATGGCTTTACGGATAAATTCTTCGGTAGTTGAACGTTTAGTGTTTCTTTTTTTAACAATCGTCATTTTTAGGTTCTTCTATTTCATCATAAATATCGCTATAATCTACATCATCAGTATTGAAATCAAGAGTATTACGGTTTCTTCTAAAACAATCAATAAGTCTCTTGATAAGTCTCATATAATACTGTGCCTGCTCAATAGTCAACTTAATTGCCACTTCTTTAGCCAAATCAGCAAGTATTTTCATCAATTCATCAACAAGATATTGTACTAAGGCATCACGTACAGCACGAAGTATTTGTACAATCATTTGACGGTGCATTTCAATGAAATCATTGATGTTGAAATTGGTCTGCTGTCCTAACAATTGTAAATTAATAGCCAATAACAAATATACCTTTGGTGAAAGAATTGACATTGTTATGACATATGCAAGATTATTCATTATATTCTCAATGAAATTGATTTTTGCACCGAAATTCAGTTTGTCACTTTCTTCATAACTTACATCAGAAATCATACCACTTATTTCCGTCAGACTACCTTCAATAATGCTTTGTACTGTTTCTTTTGATGACCCCTCATTAATGTTATTAAGACTGTCTAAAATGGATTCTGCATCTATCTTTACACCGGTTGGATTATCAGTATTCATGGCATACAATCCCTCTCTTGCAAGTTCAGATTTCTGAAGCATCTTATCATAGTCAGTATTGGAGAATGTAAAGAAGCAATCACTAACAACTGCGTCATCTGATTCTATGACGGATTTAACCATTTTCTGTGTTTCATACTTAACAAGCATCTGTTCATATGAAAGATGTAAGTCTATTGAAAGGCAACCGGTTAAAGCATCTAATAACTGTGCTGTTACTGTCTTTGAATCAAACAATTTAAGAGACATTACATAGTCAGTATTAAACTCAATGAGTGTGCGACGATAGTAATAATTTTGTTCGATGTTACGATAATTTAAACTACCGGCTAATGCAGTTTTAAGATTCCTGATAGCCGTTAATTTCTGTGGTATGATTGTGTCAATTGAATCTTGATGTCCTATTATTGAATTATTAAGACTTGTTTGTTCGTTTATCAAAGAGTCATATTCAGATTCATAGTAAGTTTCATCTATTAATTGTTCTTCATATTGCTCATGTAATGAATCAATATCAAGGACAACACTTTCAAGTTCTTCTTGAAGGTCATATATTGCATCCTCATGTTCAATTATTTGTTTGTCGTATGCTGCAATAGCATTTTCGAGAACGGAAATATTAGTGTCAGTCTCTTGAACATTACCAAGAAAAACTTGTAAACAATGGTTATGCGGTGTTTGTAAATAAGATGCACCAGTTCCGATAGAAGTTCTTAAACTATTTGGTCTTTCACAGTATTGGATTGTAATAATTCCATCACTTTTTTTACATTTTTGACTGCCAACAGGCGGTGGAGTTTGTTTTGGTTCTTTTTGTACGATTGTACTATTACCATCTTCGTCAGCAGACCATGACGAATCCACATTTGATGTTACAATGTTTACACCATACCATACTTGCCTTCTTAAAGATTTGTTTTTGGTATGCCAAAGAAAAGCGTTGAAATCACCGGCTTTAACTAATTGGTCTGTATAGTCAAAACCATCACATCCAAAGTAATAATATTTACCTACCTTACCAAACGGTGAATAACTCAACATATTGATTATGTCGAGTGTTCTTAAATCAAATACGATTCCATTAAGAAGCAGTTCTCTTGTAATAAACGGATTAAGAGAGCAAGTTAAAAGGTTCTTAATATTAGAAAGTAATATACCCTTTACGGAAAGTTCAAGAGCCGGTAAAGCAAATGCAATATAACTCGATATGATTTTCAAAAAGACATTATATCCGGCAGTTGTTTTGAACAAGTCCATAAGGAAAGTAAACGGGTTTGTTGAAGTATCTATTGAAAGACTTGTATTGGTCTCATCGAACTTCGGAAACCTGTCTAATATAGTCAATGCCGCATTGATGATTGCCAATGCATCATCTTTTGTCTTTTTGATATTAGCCATTATTTAAGGGTATATTCAAGTTTTTCTTCTTCTTTCTTATTATCATTCAGAGTGCCATCTTTATTCACCATACTCATAAATTCACTCCAATCACCTACGGCTTCACTTTCAGCAAACGTCTTTGAGACATTTCCATTAAATTTCAAAACTTCCGTCATCAATTTTGCAATTTCAAGTTTACGTCCTATTGCCTTATCCTTATTGGTGATAAAATCATTCATGGCTTTGGCATATTTTGTTTTGGAATCAACTATCTCATCGTTCAAATTAATGGAATTAGACAATTTATTCATTTCATTTTGAATGGTCTCTATATTCTTACAAGATTCATTATACAGTTCTTGAAGAAGTTCCTCAATTTTATCTGCTGAATTGAGTTTCAGTTTGTATTTCTTAAGTGGTTTAAGTGCCATTATTCATAAAGTTTATATAATATAATTACTCTTCAATTAAATTTTGCTTTTCTGTAAAATAGATATCCTTGTATTTTCTCATTGCATCACGGACATCTTTTGTGGAAAGGCGTGTATATTCTTTCACAAAATATAAGAAAGAGGTCTTATTGAATTTTCTGTCAGCAGAAAGGTTAGAGAAAATCTGTTCCCAATTCATCAGTATTTCAAGCAAAGCATAACCTACTTGTCTTTCTTTTTCGGTCAATTTCTCATTATTTTCCGGACTTAATATATATTGGATTTTCTCAATATTCCTATTTATAAGTTCAGTATTGAAAGCTACCATTGCTTGCTCACGGTCATAATCACTGCGATTATCACCACCTGCGAACATCAAGTCATAGGATAATACAGTATCTCTCTTTTTCATGTCTTGGGTACGTTTGAGAAGCAGATATCGTTTACAAACAGTTCCACAATAAGAGTATGCTTTATATCCTTTTGAAAAATCAAAATTATTAACCTTTGTTATAAGAAAAGAAAGGGTATCATTGAATGTATCAGAAAAATCTTCAGACGGTGTGAATAAGCCATACCGCCTGATGATGGACTCTATCATTTTAGTAAAGGCCGGATACAGTTTTTCCCTAAATATGCGGTCTCTGAAATGTTGGTCTTTACTTTCAACATATTTTCTGAATGCCTCTTCCTCTTCCTCGTAGAAATAACCACTCCTTTTATTTGGGTTTGGTTTTCTTCCACGTTTTTTTGGTTTCGGCTGTTCTAAAACTGTTTCTTCTACGTCATTTGTTATATCATTTTTAATTTCACACATCAAAGTCAGTATATCAGCAGAGATTATTTCAACTCTTCCTCAGAGACGTTGATAATATCCTTATTACGGTCATTATCGTAAACATATTCACGGAATGCAAGTTCAAACCATTTGTTGATTTCATCCTCTGAAAGAGTCTTATTGTAAATATCGGTCAGACTATTTTCTCTTCCTATTTCATGGACATATCCCTCTTTTGGAACGACCATACATTTCAAGCCCTTATTGGTAAGTCTAAGAAGTAATTCATAATTGAATGCCACTTTGATTGATGGCTTATATTTTCCAACTTTTACAAAATCATTTCTGTTAAATATGGCACCGGTCAAATTAAATACAGAACACTTTTCAATTCGTTTGAAATTAATAATGCCAACATCGTCCGTATCATCGGCATCATCAGTAATAAATGCATTTGAAAGACCGAACTCATTTCCGAATTGCCAATTCTTATGACCTGTGTGTACGGCATTCAATGGTAAGAAAATACTGATACTTTCGTTTCCGTAAAAATAATCATTTGCAAGTTTGAACCATTTTTTACGATATTCATCATCATATTCAAGAATAGAGAAATAATCAGTATCAATATTATCAACGGCCAAGTTTATTTGTGAACAGAAATCGCTGTTTCCATCATTCCAAACAACTGAAATTTCCGGAATGTATTCAAGGATATCTGTATTAGTAATAATTTCCTCAATATTCCTCGGAGCAACTATTACGACTTGCAGATTTCCGTTTTTATATTCATTGCGACATGCAACAACACTATTCAAGGCATTTTTAAGCAAAGAATCCACTGTGTCATTGTATTCATGAAGTGGAATAATAATAGTTATATCCTTCATTATTTGTTCTCTTCTTTAATTTTATTTTCGGTCATTTCCTTAACGGATTCAAACTCGTTTAACCTTTTCTTGAACACGTCTTCTATCATGTTATCAACATTCTGACTCCATTCATCAAAACCATATTTCTTATCGGTTTTAGCCATTTCCTCATAAATTTTAGGAGATACCTCATCCTCTATCCATTCGTTTACGACAGATGCAAGTATATCCGGAATTGCATTGATGTCATCGACCCATAAACCGTTAGGCAACAAGTCACCTTTCTCATCGACCATCCAATCAGGAATTATATCCGGCATCTTTCCGATAATAATATTACCACATCTAATTGATTCAATCGCATTGTTACCAAAAGACGAATCTTGGTCAACCCAAACAGTAATTGCACTTTCTTTGAGTAATTCTGCATATTTTTCACGTGGAAGGTCAGATAAGAAGCGGAATGGTACGAAATTGAATAAACGATATTTCCAATAAAACATTTTTACAATATGTTCAGCATCTTCTTGTGTTTTTGAAACAACGTTGACAATTAATTTCTTTGCTGTAAGTGGCTTTCTAAAATACTCAGGAATATATGGTGGGATAAGATATGTATTCACGTATTTGAACACTGATTTTAAAAGGTCACATTGCTTTTGTGTCGTTACGATAGCATCTGTTATACCATAAGTAGCCCACTGGTCTCCAAACGGTATAAATTCAGTAATATGTCTGAAATTCTGTACAATGGCATAACGCTTACATGGAACTCTTTTATTATATGTTTCCTTCATCAACCCAGCAAATGCTTCCGGTATGAACAAGAAATCATGAGGTGATACTTGCCATGTACCGTTAGCGATATTAAGATGCTTTAGTTTCCCATACTTTTCACCAAGCCATCCTGATACACCTACAAATTTTCTCCACTCATCAATAGGCTGTTCTTTTCTAATAAGGTCTGATAACTCTTTTTCAGTATATTCATTATCTAACTGATAAAGAATACATACGTTATATTTCTTTTCATGCAAGGTGTATGCAAGTTCGTACACATACTCCATTTTAGCGTTAGGAGTATTTTTCGCATCAGCAACGAAGAAATATAAAACAGATTCCTTATTCTTGATTGCCGAAATTGATTTTTCAATACGGCTGAGAATTTCTTTATGTTTATTATTTTCCATTATTATGAAATTTCAAATTATTTGATTTCGTAAATAATACCTTCCTTTAAGAATGATTCAAAAATTATCTTTTGTCCAAAACTTAAAAGTTTCTCATTCCTAATCATTTCACCATCAGGAGTAGCATACACAGAGAGAACTTGATTAATAAGACTATTGATGAAATCATACCTCAAACTGCAAAGATGATTATTTGAATCGTATTTGTTGTCAACCATTTCCTTATTCATTAATTTCAATTCATTATTGGTAGGGTCTGGTTGCCATATCTCAGTAATCGTGGAATCATTGTTCTTCTCATTCTGATTCCTTTTTGTAATCATTTCAAAAAATTTCTCAAAATTGATTGCGTATCTCTTTCCGTTACTCTTCGGTTTCATTTTCTTCACCTGTTAAAATTTTTATAACTGTCTCGTTTTCATCGGTGATAACATCCATCAGCGATTTGAATGAATATTTACATTCAACGGATTTATTATATGGTGTATCAATCTTTATAACAATTTTTCCTTCCGGTACATTCTCGATTAGGTTAGGATTGGCAGTAATAAGAATGTCACACCTATCCCATATAGTATAAGAATCTATAGGAAAATATACCTCACGTACAGATGAACTTATTTTTGAAAGGAACGAATATGTTGATTGAATTGATTTACCAATCTCAAATGGACTTACAAGCATGATTTCCGGAATATTTTCCTTATCGAGATTTCGCAACGTTTTCTGTGTCCAATCATTGAAACGGTATGGTAACATTTTATCCATTGCTTCAGCACGACCATAAAGTTCAAATGCATAATCAATATATCTGAACATATGATACGCATTTTTATCTTTAAATGGGAAAACTTCCGACAAATCAAAAGAATTTATATCTTTATCTTCAATCTCAAAAGATGGGTCAATTCCTTTGATGTAGTAATTTTTGAACTGTGTCGTAAAATCTCTTAACACATCATTTATATCAATAGCAATTTTCATTTGATTAATCGGCAAATGCTTTTATTTCTTCACCTTTTGAGTTCATGTATACAATTCTTGGATATGAATGTTCAAAATTATACTTTGCACCACATTCACATTCGTATTTGGCAATTTTTTCAAGAGTGAACGGATTGAACATTAACGGTGCTTTACTTATAATTTCCTTATGGCAATTAGGGCAATATGCTCTTTTAATAACCATTTTTACATCATCATCCATAACAGTACATCCATTAGTGTCCAATTCGGTTTCTGTGACACGTGGAAATTCCTGATTAAACTTATTGAATACATTCTCCATGTCATTTGGGTCATCCCTAAGTTCTTTGACTCTTTTGGCAACAGCCTCCTTGTCAACATCTTTTGAAAAACCGTCTGCTGTATCGTCACCGAATGATGGCATTTCAAAATCATTGCTTTCATTCATCCTGTCTTCTTCAAGTTGTCTTTTGTAATTGTCTAAAATACTTCCCATTATTTCTTATTTATGTTAATTTTTATTTTTGATAGTCAAGAATATTAAAATATCTGAAACCTTGGAATCCTTTCATTGGTATTTGTATATCAAGATAATGAAATGGTCCGCTTCGTTCAATAAATTTTCCACTATATTGTTTACCGGTTGTAGTACATGTGAAATTCTTTTCACTAAAGCCGATTATTTTCATCCAACCCTTAACGAAACCTTTATGTACAATATAGCATTTATCACCACGATTTATACCTTTTGGAAAATTATAAACCTTAAAGTTCATAACTTCACCATAATCCTTAACACGGTTAAGTTCCTTTTCATAATCACTCCAATCTATGTTGGATGGAAGAGTTACGACAATGGAACGATTGTCTTTCTCAATTTCTTCAAGGATTCTCATAATGTTTACTACTTTGGCGTTCTTGCACATATATAATAAATTTACAATTTATAATCCTTATTTTCAATGGTTATTTAAAGAACGTCTCTTTTTCATTGCCATCTTTGTCAACGTAACTGAAATGGAAACGTTTCGGTTTCAGTACAACAAGAGGTGACAAAATTTCTTTTGTGTATTTATCTCCGATATCCTTTTTAAGATATGCTATTGTTACATGTGGATTATATTCTTTATATTCACTATGTGTTGGAAATTTATCAGTTATTTTCTTATTTGTATTCTTGAGTATGAAAGAACTTGCATCACATTTCAACACATCATACTTCTCATTATTAGTAAACATTGAAATATTGTTTAACATAAGTTTATACTTATCGAGTGGTTCAAGCATATCTTTCAATTCATCAAGGTCAACATCATTGTCAAGACAGGGAACAAGGGTCACATGTGTCTCACGTTCAATTCCATAATCCTCATCTTTCTCAGTGTATATTTCATCATCTGATAGTTTATCATGTATGTCCTTGATTATTTCCGGTGTATCATAATCTACCATTAAAAACGCATATTCTCTCGCCATTTTCCTATTGTTTATTCATATTATTAAGATATTTTTTTAAACAGTCTTTGCAAAGTTTTTTTCCAAATGTCTGTTCAGCAATTTGTAAATCCATATAGGACATTACCCCATTATCATCTATAACAGTATCATCCATAATATCACGTCCCTGTGATGCCTGCATATCATCTATGGATTCTGTATCATATTCAACTGTTTTGCCACATTCTGCACATACAAAAGTTCTATATTCATTACCGTCATTGAAAGCATCAAGTACAACTTCTTTCTTTTCGTGATTACGGTATTTTTCGTCCATGGATTTGGAATAGTATTCATCTGTCAAATCTTTACCATTTACATAAGCATGTGCCTTAAATTTCAGAACATAATGACCGTCATATTCTAATGTGTCTCTATAATACACATGGTCAAACTTAAATTCTATCATATCATTAAGACCATACGCATGACTTGTAGTAAATGACACACGTTTCAAAGACGTGATATCAGATTGACGATAACCGGACATAAGTTTTTCCACTTCTTTGATGAAATAAATGGATTTCATATCTTTTTCTTGCGGATACTTACTCACATAGAAATCGAGAATAACATTGTCATTCTCATCAAGTTTTTTAACAACAAGTCTTGTTGTATACGCCTCCAACTTAAAACGTGGCATGAAATCACGTTCAACTTCTATATTATATGAATTTAACACATCAAAATGTCCGACATTAACGGCAATATCACCTTGATTGTTTATTAAATCCGCTTTAAGGAAATCAACATCTTTTGTCCCTTCATAGACATTCGCTGTCTGTGCATGATTAGGCTGTATAGTGATTAGTTCAAGATTATCACTATTTTCATATTTTACGAATTTACTATCTTGTTTTTCATAACGGAGTGCCTTTGTCGGGGAAAAATACTCGAACTGTTTTGACTCACGGTCAACTTTGTATGTACGATATCTAAGTTCTTCTACTTGTTGTGTTACTTCTCCTTTTAACAAATCTTTCGATACACGGTTCTCTGAAACCTGCTGTTGTATCACAGTACCAATTGAATTGTCAAGTCCTGATTGTGTAAAGATTTCATCATTAGTGCTTTTCAATCCATAAAACAGACCAACCCAATAAGCATTAATTCTATTATACAGTTTCTTCAATGGATTCATTTTTCTTTGTCAAGTCTTTTAACCTTATATTTATTTCGTCATATAATTTACTACGTAAAGACATTGTATGGTTATAATCACCATTTATACTCTTATCGGCAGGATTAATTCTTCTTTTAGTAGCAAGAAATTCCATATTGCGTTCACATAATCTAAGATATGCGTCAAGTTCAATAATTGTAAGTTCTTTCAACATTTTTATCTGATATATTAATTAATATAATACAAACAAACTGAAAAATAAATAAAAACCGTGAACATTCACATTACAAATGAACATTCACGGAAAAATATAAAACAATGAAGAAAAACTGTATTTATCTATTCTGATTAAATTGATTCGATGCGTTTTCACTTAAAATGTTAAGTTCAGGACCGCCAACAAAATATTCAATATCTCTTATATTACAGTAAGACATTGCTGACCTTAGATAATCAATAAACTCATTTGTAAAACTTTCGATAGTACCACCGCATTCGTTATAAATTATTTTACCTTCTGGTGTTCCTGTCTTACCAAGCAATCTCATGCCCTTTTCAGATGCCATACCATAGAACTCCTTATAAAGTTTACCTTCGCCATTGAGATTAACTAATTGTCCGGCACTATCTATACATTTGTTAAGAACACTCCCCAACATAACGTAGTCAGCACCCAACGCAAGAGATTTAATCATTCTTCGATAACTCGAAATACCCCCATCGGCTACTATTTTTGTAATATACCCATTTTCTTCCTTGATTTGGAAACACTCATCAATAAGACTCGCCATAGGATAGAGGATACCCAAATTTGTCGAGGTGGTACAAGCCTGTCCGCTTCCAACACTGCATCTTACATAATCAACACCTATTTCACAAAACTTTTTAAATGTTTCTGGATTGGCAACATTACCAACCATTAATTTAAGTCTATCTCCATAATATTCTTTGGCTGTTTTAGATGCAACATATAATCGTTTCATATTGCCGTTTGCAATGTCTATAAGAATATACAAATTTCCTTCATCTACGGTTTCTTCTATGAAATATTTTTCAAATTCATTGAGGGAGAATGCACACCATTGTTTATCACAGATTGATAGCCTAAATCC